ACGGCGTCGTGAATTAAATCAAGGGACTTCCGTCCGCGGCGCGCGTAATGCTGACATTCGCCCACATGGCGTTCTGACGATGGGCGCGCAGAACGTAAGTCTTGTCGGGTCCATCCGGCAGTTCACGTTCGAGAACGTCCGAATATGCTTTCGACGCCTCGCGCACGCGCGCCATATGAGCGATCTGTTCTTCCGTCGGCGTCAAGAAGCCGAATGTGCTTTCATGTAATGCCATGTATTCACTCCTGTTTGAGAAACTTAATTCATTCCTGACTGCTTGTTTTGCTCCCTTCGATAATGCGTCGAGCAGAATCCTTGCGAGCGGCGTCGCGCAGCGCTTCGTGATCGCCGCGGATGCGTATCGACAGGTCGCCCTTCATCTCCTCGCGGCCCTGAGCGCCCATCTGAACCAGCATGTCGCGCTTCTGTCGAAAGGCTTCGAGGGATGTCTTGGCGCCGGCCTCGATCTGCCTCGCCTCGTTGAGCGCCTTCTTCAGCGCGATGACGGTCGGATGCGCCGCGATCAGCTTCGCCAGCTGTGCCTCGGTCAGCGCTTTCTCCAGTTTGGCTTTAGCATCGCCTGCGGCGTGCGCCAGCGCTAGTTCAGCCTTGGCGGCGGTTAGCGTCTGGTCGCGCAGCTGACGATCTACTTTCGACTCTGCGATCTCCAGCGACAGTTCCAGCTTATCGGTCTGAAACGCCGCCTTCGCCGCCAGCACGCCGTAGTGCGAGTAGAGCGACGCCTGCTGCATCATCGCCGTGCCGAGGTCGGCGGTGGTGAACGCCAAGTCCTTCTTCAGCTGGATTGGGTCGATCAGCGTATCGACCTTGATGGCGTGCGATGGCTCGCTCAAAGACCAGCCTCCGCGACCACCTCAAGATCGATCGGCGGTTGATCGCCCTTGACCGCGAGACGCAGCGGCCAGCCGATCAGCAGGCGAAACAGATCGGACCACGACGGCGCCCAATAGGAATAGAAGTTGCCGTCGGCGAATTGCACCGGCAGCGAGTTGCACGGGCCGTCACGCTCCGTGTCCCAATCCTTCGGCGCGCCGAGGTGAGCGGCGTCCTTAAAATCAACAGGTCGCATGTGTTATCTCCCAGTTAGAATGTGGATGAATTCCCAGAACCCGCCGGCGTAATGAACCATGATGCCGAGCATTACGCAGATGCGAACCCACAGAAAGGCGCAGCCCGACAGCAGCAGTTTCATTACGAAAGCGATCGCGTCGGGATGTTGTGGACCGCCTGGGCCAGTGCCCTTTGGGCCGTTTTGATCGATCATTGTCGCCTCGTGTAGATCAGTTCTGACTTACGTTATAGCAGATCGAACGAGGTTCACAATGACGTAAGAGACATTGCCGCGAGAAAAACTTCATTCAGCGCGGCCTGCTTTTCGGGCGCGAAATATATCTCGCCGGGCGAGAAGCCGATCACCACGTTCGCATCCAACGCCTTGTGATACATGACCTTTCCGGCGTGTTCTGCGATTTTTCCCTTCAAATCTGGAAAAAACCAGCGAGAAATTGTAGAGCCGAGCGAAATTATAATCGGCGGCTTCAACAGGTCGATTTCCTCTTGCAGATACGGCGCGTAGAGCGCGATCTCATCCGGATCGATCGTCTTGCCGCCCTTCGGCCGCTTCAGCAGCGCCGTGACGTAAAGGTCTTTGACGCTGAAGCCGCACTCTCCGAACGCCTCACTCGTCGCTTGCCAACCAAAACCCTCGCCGCGGCCCATCTGGCCCTTTTCCTCTTCGCTGTTGCGACCGGAGGAGGGGGCGTCGAACACCACCATCACTTTCGCGCTCTTACTCCAGGCAGGCTTCACCGGCATTCCGTCGTGACACAGCTTCGTTCGATAGTCGTCCATGTTCGCGCAGATACGCCGACCCGTCACGCGATCCGTGTGCATTTCGCGGTCGATCAGCACGGCGTCGGTGATCAGCCCTGGAATGAGATCGCGCTGATCCTTGATGCGCGACGGATGATTGGAGGGCAGAGCGGCTGGATCCACGCTGGCGAAGGCGCCAATCTTATCGAGCGCCGTTCGCTTGCCGACGTTGACCAGCGTCTTGTTGACCCGCGCCGTGAAATCCTCGACGCTTTCGAACCGCTTCTTGCCGCGCGCCGAAGTGATCGCGTTGGCCGTCTTGTCGGTCAAACCCTTGACGCGACTGAACGGGATCGACAGTCGCACATCGGTCAGAATTTCGAAGCGATGCGTCGAGAGGTTGATGTCGGGCGCGTCAATCTGAATGCCGCGCGACTTCGCCTCGCCAATCAGCGCGGGGAGCTTGTCGTCATCCATCAGCGACAGCGCCGCCGCGAAGAACTCAACCGGATATTTGGTCTTTAGATAGGCTGACTGGTAGGAAATCAAAGCATATTCAACGGCATGTGATTTATTGAAGCCATAGCCCGCGAAGCCGGCGATCTTATCGAACAGCTTGCCCGCCCACTCTTTCGTGACGCCGACTGTCGCGACGCAGCCGTTCTCGAACTTGTCGCGCTCCTTCGCCATCTCCTCCGGCAGCTTCTTACCCATGATCTTACGCAGCTTGTCGGCGTCGGGCGCTGAATAGCCGGCGAGCACCCGCGAAAGTTGCATCACCTGTTCCTGGTAAGTGATTACGCCGAAGGTTGGCTTGAGAATTGGCTCCAGCAACTTGTGATCATATTCGACCGCCTCGCCACCCTGCTTGCGCTTCCAATAGCTGTCCATCATGCCCGACTCCATCGGGCCTGGTCGATACAGCGCCGTCGCCGCGGTGATGTCGTCGAAGCTCATGTCGCCATCACGACCCAGCTCCTTCAGCAGTCGCCTCATACCTCCGCTCTCGAACTGGAAGACGCCGGTTGTCTTACCCTTGGCGAACAGCTCCAGCACCTCGATGTCATCGAGCGGGATGCGCTCCAGATTGACGCGGCGCCCGTGTCGCTCCTTGATGTAGGAGCAAGTCAGGTCGATCAGATCGAGCGTGGACAGACCCAAGATGTCCATCTTGATCAGCCCCTCGTCTTCGACCAGGCGCTTGTCCCAGTTGACGGTGCCTTCGCCGCCCTTGTGACGATCGACGAAGGCGCGATCGGTCAGGTCACAGCCGGCGACGACGATGCCGGCGGCGTGCTGTCCAAGATTACGCGTCGTGCCTTCGAGCTGAAGGCACAGTTTCCAGACATGCGGATAATCGAGACTGAAGGTCTTGATTTCATGCACCGCCTCGGCCGAGGGCTCCAGTTTAACGATGGCGCCGTGCGCCTTTGGGGCGTATTTCGAGCAGCGATAGGCGTCCTCCGGCAGCGCGAATGCGCGCGACACATCCTTGATCGACGACGCGGTGCCGAGCGCCATGTAATTGGCGACGCCGGCGACGCGATCGGCGCCATATTTCGCGGTCAGATACTCGACTACTTCGTGTCGCCTTGCCGACATAAAGTCCAAGTCAGCATCGGGAAGATCAAGGCGATCAGGATTGATGAAGCGTTCGAAAAGCAAACCAAACCGGATAGGATCGCAGTCAGTAATTCCCATGAGATAAGCAACCAGACTGCCGCCGACGGAGCCACGACCAGGACCAACCAGAATTCCATTCGACTTAGCAAACTGGACGACATCTTGAACGAGTAGGAAATAGCCTGAGAAATTGAGCCTTTGGAGGACTCCAAGTTCGTATTTGAGGCGAGGCGTATAGACATCGGCGAGTTCTTCCTTGGTTGGCTTGTGACCGAACACCTGCGAGGTGAAGCGCTCGGCCCAGCCTTTCTTACAAGCCGCGACAACCGCGGCGAATTCATTCTCGGCCATCTTTGGTAGACAAGGCGCCTGCTTCGACCATTCGTAAGTGACCATATCGACCAGCTTATCGGTGTTCTCCCATCCGGAAACGAAAGCCTCGGCTGCTCTAACTACTGCGACGCCCCGGCGCTCGACCAGTCGCTTCGTCGCCGCGAGATATTCTTGCTTAAATTCTTCCTCGGTCTTGGCGCTGAAATCCTTGATGTAAGGCTGCTTGTGCCACATCTGCTCGACGGTCACATTGCCGGTGCTGGTGATGGCGCCCATGATCTCGCACGCCTTATCCTCGCCCTCGCTGTAGAGCACGGGTCGCGTCACCAGGAACGGCAGATCGAGCGCCTGTCCGATTTCGATCGCCTTGGCGTTAAGCGTGTCGTAAAGCGGCGTGTCGATCGGCGAGAGCGTCAAAAAGACATTAGAGCGCGCTAGAGCGTCGGAACAGCGCGAGAGTATCGACAGCGCGTCTTTGTGATGCAAGACACTGTGAGCGTCGCTAGACGCGAGCGCAACGTCTTCCGGCGTGACGCTCGCGAGTGCTGCGTAAAGATCGTCGAAGCCCAGTTTCGCGCTGAAATAGAAGCGC